AGCTGGTGGTACATTTGCTATGGTATTTAAAACCCAATTTTCCGTTGCAAGTGTAAACCAATTTGTTCCGTCGGTAGTTTCTTGGTTTCCACCCACGGGGGTAATTAATTGTGCCATTTTTTTACCTTAATATTTTTATTATAAATCTGTATTCCATCTTAACATACCAACGCTTTGATCATTAGGCCTTTCGTTGGTATTGCCAACAGGAATTTTTATCGCTCCTTTGCTTAGAAACTGCACATTTTTTTGAAAATCTACAGTTTCTTTAAAATTAACATGATTATTATGTTCTACGTTTTTATAAAAAGCAAAATTATTATAATCATATTCAAAAATAGTATTCTTGCTATCCCATCCATATTTGTTTGATGTCCATGTGCCGATAGTTCTTGTTACATCGTACAAACCAAACTTTTTAGGAAATCTATAATCATCATTGCTACTAGATTCATTATGAAAATCAGGTATACTAAATATAAACCCTTTATATTTAGCCGTAGGATTGGGAAAAGGCCATGTATGATATTTGTTTTGATATCCAAAAAGTCCAATATGTAATGGTGCAATAGGATCATCAAAGCCTATATGGTCTCCCCCACTGTCCCAAGAAAATAAACGTAAACCCGCTTCTGCTTTATTCTCGCTACCTCTTCCTGTTGAATCAAACCATAAAGTACCTTGTCCTCTATCGTCTGAACTATAACCAGATGGAAACCTAAACTCATAATCACCAACGGCATTATGTCCCTCATCATTTAAATCAGCCGCTTTCCAAGTATTCTTGACATTTAAAGTCTGACCACGAATATAATCACCATATGCCTTACCTCCAGCTGTTATTCCAATAAAACCAAGAATTGTACCTAGAATATCCAAACTTACTACACCAGCTAAGGCAGCTATTTCCGCTTCTACTTCTGCTTCTAAAGCAACTAAAGCTGTTTCAATAGCACTATCTGCTCCTATTCTTTCGGCTTTTTCTTCAGCTAAATTTGCAGGAGTAACATAGTCATTAATCAATGGGGCGCTTCCTCCAGATGCAAGACTAACTACTCCTTGACCATTGCATTTTAGTATCCCACCGAGTAGTCCACTTATACTAGATAACCCTTGGCTATTTGGAAGATTGGCATTGGGGCGTTGTAAAATATAAGTAGCATTTTTATCAGCAATACCTGCCTCAGATAATGTAACCTCGGTAGGACGATTATTTACTCCCTGCCAAATCTTACTAGTCGTCAGATTAGTCAAGTTATCAATAGGTAATTTATCAATTCTACTAATCAATTTTGATATATCTTGTCCCTGATCTTCTAATAACGGTCTAATCAAGGCTATTTGCATGTTAGCAATAGGAGCTGCTACATCAACATAATCTTTACCGCTTACTCCTAATGATAAGACGCCTTCTGCACTGTTCTTTAATAGCCCTGCGCCTAAAACATCCAAAGCTTGAGCTTCTTTAAAAGTATAGCTAGTACCATAATCGTATAATTGTGCAATATCTTCAGGGATAGCATTAGCAAGCGGATTTTCCCAACTGAAATTTATAGTCTTGCTCTTTACTATCAAACCGCCATTATCAATTCTCTTTAAAGCCTGAGCAGTTCTAATTTGAGTTAATGCAAGAGAGCTGGATATTATTGTTTCTGTCTGTGTATAGTCTAATTTACCGGGATTTCCTGCATAAATTTGAGGTAACCACGATCCGCTCATTATATAAGCTAAAGGCGAAGTAGGGCTAAATGTAGGATTTGGCAAAGCGATAGAGTCCAAACCAAAAGGTAAAGGAAATTGAGCTGCTCCTAATATCGGCAAATTATTAACTCCGATAGTCTTCTGCATAACTGGTCTGTTGGTATAATCTCCAATCCATATACGATTATGATCAAGCTTTTCTAGTACTCCTATTTTATCAAACTCACGGCGCAAATCGATAATATCAAATTGCATATCTCTTAATCTAGGGGACGGCTTGGCTATCCCATCTTTATTCCCTACTAATACATAATCTGGATTACAAGCAATATTAAAATTGACCTTATTATCCGTAAAATCAAATAACTTCCGCCAATTGTTATTATCAATACCACCAACAAGAGAATACATAGTTTGATTTTCTTGGGTAAAAGCAAACATTCCTTCGCTACGTCTTTCTACAGTAATAGCATTCCTATTTAAAATACTATTAACGCTATGTATCCCTCCCCTGCCGAATATATCCAAATTGGTAGGGTAAGTGTCTAAAGCACTCATCGGAACTATAAAATCACTTACCTTTAAGCCTTTCATGCTGTTAAATGCCCTAATATACTTGAGATTTTATCGCTTTCATTTGTATAATGAGTATCTACCAAGCTTGCTAAACTAGCAAACCAAGTTGATGTACTATTATCCATTTCATTTGGGAATTCAGGTGGAAAACGAGGTTGAAACTTATAATAATATACATCCTTAGGCAATCTATTGCTAAAGTAATCAATGGAATACCTACTCCACTCTTCTGCACCAGTCATTGCTATATTCATTATACTAAATAATACCTCTACGGCATGAGCAGTACCAGTTTGTGATCCAGAGCCGTCAAAGCTCATATTGCCGATACCAGTTCCAACATCTACTATGACAATTCTAGTAGCATTAGGCTTTACAGTTAATCCAATATTTATCGCAGCAAGTATTGGATCATTTGCATATATTCCGCCATCAATATAATCATGACCGTTAAATGTATGGGCAGGTAGATAAATGGGAGCTGCACTTGTTGCCCTGCAAACATTTACTATACTTTCTGTCTTTCCTATAAAATAGGCTGGGTCTTCAAAATTAGAGAAAACAACATATCTATTCATATCTTGTTCATAAGAAGGAATTACAACAGGTACTTTTAAGTTAGCTAATTTATCAGTCCCAAAATTATTTACTAATACCTGTTGTAATATATTATGACCATAATTTGAATCTTCATAAGCTGATTTATAAAAAGGATCATTAGTTGCAATTAATCCAATTTTCTGTAATTCGTTAGGTCTGTTTGAATCTTCGCTTGCATTATGACTGCCAGATGCTACATCTGCGGCTGTTCTAATAGTAAATACTCTCTTAGCATCCTCTAAAAAAAATGATTCCATATAATCAGGTGTTCTTCCGTAGCCATATCCACAAGTAAGAATCCCTCCGATAGAAGTACCGCACATAACATCGACATATTTCCAAAAATCAGCTTGGGGTATTCCCCATTGATGCAGAAACTTTTGCATGAATCTATTAGAACCATAACCTTTAGATCCACCCCCTGGAAAACTAAATATTCTTATTGTATTACTATCCATTTTTTACCTTCATTAGAATATCTTCGTGTATTTCATTTAGAGTGCGGTAACAGTTATATTCAATAACTAACCCATGTTCATTAGTTATATTGAGCTTCAATACATCATTTAAAATTAAGGCAATATCGCTTACAGTATCATAGAAAATATAGTTTTCTCCTAATATTGAAGGGTAGCAAAACCATTTATAATTAGACCCTAGCGGAATATTTTGAAAAAAATACTCTCCATAAATATCTATCACTAATTCACTTGCCCTTAGTACAATTAATGGATTAGGAAAACCCGTGTCAGTAATATCCTCAGTATATTCTCCGTAATAAATTCTATATTTACAATTTACAGTAAAATACTTGTTAAAACTGACCCCTGTTGTGTCATAGGCAAATATCTCAAAAGTAATAACGTCTATCGTATTTTTTGTTTCTTCTGCTAGAGTAACATTAACTGGCGAGACATTAGGCAGATTATCTAATAAAACTTGTCCTTCTTTTAAGACACTAATTGAATCAGGTCGTAATAATTCTGGGTCAGTAATGGTAAAATTAGCCTGATAATCTCCTGCAATTATTGAATAGCCTATTTCTACATTATCTAATAACCCAACAATTATAAAATTAGTAAATTTAGGAAAATTATAACCATATAATAATTTTGTAAATAGTACTTTTAAATCAGTATCTTTAAACTTCGTGCCTTTAGGAAGAAGACCAACATCAAATGGCATTGGTAATTCGTTTGTGTAATTAAAACCAAAACCACCGCTAAAGACTTGCTTTACTTGTATTTTACCAGCGTCTATTGTTCTATCGTCAGTTTCGATTATTAGATGGTTTCTGTTGTCCACCTCGGCATTTTTGATTCCATTGCCAGCATCACCTTTATCGCCTTTATCACCCTTGATAGATTTACCATCCTTGCCGTCTTGTCCATTACGACCATCAACCCCATCTTTTACTTCTGGGATAGAATCTTTTAATAATGCAAAACCATGTTTTATTTCTGATTCGATAAGAGTTTTTGACTTAGCTAACTCGCTATTAACTTCACGTGAAACATTTTTAAGGACTTGTGTAATTATTTTTTGCTCGTCAGCATCCTTTCCATCCTTACCATTTACAGGAGTTTCAGGCTTAAATCCCTCTTGAATAGTTTTAATCTGCTCAAGTATATAGTCTTGTAATGTTGTTCTTATTTCTTCTCTACTAACGACTATTACTTCATTAACGTTATCAAGTACCTGATTAATTATTTTTACTTCGTCTGCATCCTTTCCGTCTTTTGGCACGCTAATTGCTAAAACCAAACTTCTAAGATTCTCTTGTAATTCATCGTTAATATTTTCTTTTATAAGATTTAGTTGTTCCTCAATCGACCCAAGAACGCTGGTTTTTATAGCTTCTTCATCAGCATCCTTTCCATCTTCACCTTTGATAGGCTCGGGAATAGCTTTTTTGATAATTAGCAATTCTTCTTCTAATTTCCCCTGTAATTGCTCTAAAAGAACTTTGGTTATATATTCCTGATCAACTTCTTGCCCTCTTTTGCCACGCTTCCCTTTTATGATAACAGGTGGAGGAATTACTATAGACTTCTTTATTTCCTCGAGCTTTGATTCGATATCATTTTTAAATAAGTCACTAAGATTTCTTTCCAAAGTTGTTAAATCTACGGACTGCGATGTTGTTTGTGAACTTGGTATATCAATAAAAGCAATACTATTATCAGAGTACATTACTTCTAGCTTTGTATCCTTTAACTCGATAGAAACTATGTACTTATTCGCTAGTACTAAGTCGGTTAAATCTGAAATCGTCGCAGCCATTAAAGCTACATTATTCTTGTTCATTTTTTGCTTTTACTCACTTTTTCATAAGTGGTTTCTACGATCTTGTCTACTTTCTCTTGTTTTTCATTAGCCTTTATTTTTTCTTCATCTTCTTTTGGCTCGCCTAAATCTACCGCATCGGCATCAAACTCTAATTGCTCTTCATCGCTAAGAACTTTGATTTTGATATCTTCGTGAAATTTACCATGACCAAAACGCTCCGCATAAGCGTCTCGTACGTCTATTGCATTCCTATCCGCATACATAAGGTCAATTTCAGCATATATTTTTTTAATTTCCGCCTGTTCTTTCTCGCTTGGAGCGGTAAGACTTGGGAAATTCCAGTGTAAATTAGAAGTTTTGCCATTCCAGCTTTTCTGTGCTGAAATAATTTGTATTAGCCAGTCTATACAAGGCTCAATACTATCGCTTCTAAACCCACGGACACTATCGTAGTAATTTTGCATATCACCTTGACCAGTAGAATTAAGCCCTGAAGGTGAACGCCCAAAAAGCCTAGTAGCTGGTATCCCAGACACCGCACATAGATATTCTGATATTCTATCAAGTGCATCGCTGTACCCCCCCATGGAACTCGCCTTTTTCTCGTAGTTTTCATTTTCACCATCAATTAGCAAAACATTTGTAGTTCCAAATTTCTTGGCGTAATTTAAGAAATCTACCCGTGTTTGTATTTGGTCTTCTGTTCCATTATTAAAATTCATCGATAAACCATTCATCTTAAAAATGGTTTGTACAAAATCTTCTAGAATGCTAATTGTCGATTCTTGGGCGTGTAAATAGTTAACTAAAGCTTTATTTATCTTGTTTAAAACTGAATATTCCCACTGTAAATTATGAAGTTTAGCATTGTTGGTAACACGTTCACCACCAAACATAAAACATCTACTTCTATGCACTCTTAATGTGGTATGTTCGTAGTTTGCAAGTAATAATGTAAAATATTCAGGTTGATTAAAAAACTCGGAATTAATATCTGTATTTAGATCAAGTGACGTATAAGTAGCCTGCCAGCGATCGTAAACTCTTAGAGAATCGATTTTATTTACAGTCTTAAGATTTAAGGGTTGTGCATGATCTTGATAGTCATCAACAAAAGCAACGAGTATCGCTCCACCAAAAAGCCTTCCAAAACACCCAGCGTCTGTAATCATTTGCTTGGTTTTTAATCGCTTAAATTCTTGCATCAAATCTAGATCACAATCAATAAAACCACGTGTCGCATCCTCTACTAAGATATCGACAATTCTTTTACCGATTCCGTTGAATTTGTAAATCTCTTCTAATTGATAGCGATCTAACTTATGTTGATATAAAGAATTTTCTTGAGGTGGGCGATAGGTATAATTATCAAGTTTTACCTTAGGTTCGGGTTCTACATTATCAAGTTTTACCTTAGGTACAGGTTCTACGCTATCCATACGTGAAGTTCTAAAAAAATTTTGTAATTTACTGGGGATATCTTTTAACATTTAACTACTGGCTAAATTAAACTATTAATTTACAGTAATTATAAAAAATATTCTAGTATTAAGTAATTATGATAAGTTGCTTCTGGTTCTACTCTAAAATAATTTAGAGTAGGCAAACCAGAAGTTCTTAAATCTTGTCGAAGAGATTTGAACGAAAAAACAATGTTTAATCTAGAATAGATTAACAGATCAAGGATTGTTAATCAACAAAAACTTTAGTTTTAAAAGGATTTTTTCCACTTACTGTAATCGATAAACTTATGTTTC